ATGATAATCTTGGACTCTCCCTCAACGGGTTCCAAGTTCATCGGATAACCATGACCCTTGCATTTGGGGCATTGCAATAACTCCCCATTCTCAAAGGCAAAAACCTTTCTGCATTTTTCACACATGAAGCAAGTTTGAAGTTTTCCATTCACCCTTGCTTCAAACATGAATATCATTCCTGGCATATTAGATCGCCCTGTACCCAATGTCGTACAACGCCTGGACCTCCCTTACTCGCTCTTCATGTCCCGGCTTCATTGCAAACTTTGCATGATAAAGATCGTTGGGGTCTTTCATAATCTCGGCGATCTTGGCCTTGGCTTCCTCGGCATTTAAACCACCCGCTTCGCCGGGTCCGCCAAGAAAATCCCCCTCTTCGAGATCGGCAGCCATACGAGCAATCATCCTGAGCAGAACCACATCGTTGCCCCTGGGATCATCCTTAAAATACTCTTTGGCTCCATCTCCGCCGTACAAATCCCTTGCCCTTCGTATTAGGGCAATGTTTTTATCAAACGATCCACCCCATTCACTCCTGAGATTCGTCACGGCATCTTCAAAAGACTTCTTCTGAGCCTGATAATCATCGGCCTGTTGTTTGCCGTACACATCAATAACGGCCTGAATCTGCTTACCGGTAAATCCAGCCCTATGCGCTGCGGTTGCCAACTCCTTAATTCGGTCCTGACTCCAATTAATGTACTCAGTATACGGAAGATTAATTTGGTACTTGTCCGGCGATTCCGGCCTACCCAATTTGTTCCATACACCATCCCATTCCTCTGGTTTGGCATCTTCCTTTGGAACACGAATCGAACCACCGATCATCTTCTCGGATGCCACATACGATTTAGCAATTTGTGGCCCAACCTCATCCCAGGTATTCCCTTTAAAAACATCTAACGATTTTTCCGCACGAATACCTTCTTCTACTGAATTTCTCCATGTTGCTGATCCGGCTTGATTATCTCCGCCCTGATTGCCAGCGTTCTCTACCATAAAACCTCCTATTAGTCTTGGTAGTCATCAGGAACTTCTTCAAAAAGTTCCGGGTGCTTAGATTGAGATAAAAATGAAAGTATGTCCGATACGACTGATCGCTGCCCCTCCGCAAATGCGGTTGCATAAGGATCGCCAGGAACATACGATGTACGATCAAAATACGATTTACGCATCATGCGTAATACGGCCTTACCCGATTCCGTAGAAAATGTTTCGTAATAAAGAACAACTTTTTTGTACTGTTCGTTATTGGGCGATGCCTGTTTGACTCGGGGCAACCTGTCCTCCTGTTAATCCAGCTACGGCTTCCGGTGGAATAATTCCCGCCTTCAACGCCTGGGTTAATTTCTTTATAACTTCGGCAATCATCATGGTGTCCTGTTTCTGCGCTGCCACCTGGCCCTGCGCCGCACGTTGTTTGCGAATGGCAAGAACGACATCAATATCTTTGAGTAACAACTTCGGAACACCACGAACATCAATAAGCCATGTCACCATCTTATCTAAATCCAACCAATCAAAAATCTCCGGATTGACCTGGGCGCAAATGCTGAGAATCTGCAAAACATCCGTGAGGCCATTTACCTCCTGGGTTCTCTGCGCCTTCGCCATCGTACCTTCGTACTCAATGTCAACCTCGTTTTCATGTCCGATCAGGGCGGATGGCATGGGACCGAAAAGACCAGCCCTCAACATAATTTCAAACTGCCTTCTAATGAACGGATTTAAAAATTCCCTCTCCTGCCTTCCGAGTGTCGGTCCCAGGATTCTCTGCATCAACTCATAGCGAATGGATGCTTCCATGGCTGTCATCTGCGGACCCTCTTGGAGTTGGAGTTGGTCGCTATAAAAAATTCTCCGAATGGAAGCCCTTAGTTCATCGGCCTTAATTTGTGTGGTCCGAAAATCAACATTGAATTGTAGTGCCTCAAAAACTGCATTTGGTCGGATCGTGGTTTTTCCACCAGGCTGCAACGCAGTATTTCCGATTACGCCGTTGTCGCTCACCTTGATCGGTGGATCAATCATCTTAGCGAGAGCCTTCAATTCAAGTTGAACGGCCTTGTTCAACGTCCTTATGTCCGGCATTGCTATGAAACCAGGACCACGACCATTCTCTTCACCGGCGGTTTTTCCCCAACGGGGAACGAAATATGGAAACTCACGAAACAATCTCGGTCTTTCCATTATCTTTTTTTCTTCTAACCCAACGTAATAACCCTGGAAGAGTCTTTCATTTAATGGAGTAACCATGTGAAGAAAATTAAAATATTCCTCCGGGTTCCTTTCTACTGAGTTCAGAACCTTCTGCCCTGCGCTCTTTCCCCAATGTTGATAGGCTGCCCGGGCAGTAAGGCGAATTTTACGGATTAACGTATCAACCACCTCATCAGCATTTTCCTCTATAACGTAATCACCGGTGGCGATAGTGTGAAATCGAAACCCGGTAAACGGTACAGTTTCCTCGGAATACATGGCCGCCATTCCGAAAGCACCAAGGTCAAGATCAAGTTCGTGAACCTCTGAGTCGAAATTGCTTTGGTGTATTGCGAGGAACATTTTCTTAGCGCACGACTCAAGCCACCTTACAATATCGGTGTTCTCCATTAACTCTTCATTTCTGATTCGCAATGAAAACCATTGACTATTAGCCGGGGTAATGGCCTGCTTCATCGATGCGGCAAGCAACTCATTGGCATGAATAGCCGTAGAGTCATATAACTTTGTGGTCTGCTTCATGCCCGGACTAAGTTGCGTGATAATATTTGATCGCCTCGGGATTATGTAATCGGCCACATCCTGACAAAGAATCCTATAATTGGCATCTCTGTTGTAAAGACGCTCCCACTTTTTTACAACTCTATTGGCTGTCCACTTTATCATCGTATATTTCCCTTTACACAAACGGATAAACCAAGATCAAAAAATTACCCGCCAAGCAATGTCTTGCGAACCCCGGATTGTGCAGTTCCCAAATATTCGGTCATCGGAACAGCACCGCTACCGTAACGAGTTCTCTTTCTTTTTGCTTCATCCTCGGCTGCTGCAAGTTCCGCATCTCTCTTTTTTTTGGCCTCATCTGCGGCAGCTTCATCTGCTGCGTTTTTATCTACAGCGGCTTGCTGTTGTGCTTCGTAGGCCGCAGCCTTCCTTGCCTTTTCCCTTTCCCTAACTTGCTGTTGATGTTGCCCAACGGCACTTGCTATCTCAGACATTTCCCCATCCTCCATTATTTTTCCCTACCGTACTTCTTAAGCCAAGTCTTTGTTGGCCTTGGTTTAAGTTCTTCCCCATGCTTTAATACTCGATAAGTATCTCCACAAAGAAAGTTAACATCTATGGATATACCCTGCATTTCACAAAGCGGAACCAGCGATCCGGCATCACGACTTCTAATAAAATCCTCATACAAATCTGGATGAACCCTACCAACCTGAATCGAAGTAATCTCATTGTACGGGTCTTTGGATTTTTCAATGCTTACTATCTCATTTAAAAGACCAGCCGCCTGAGTCGTCAGCATTATTACTTCCCCGCTACTGAATGTCTGTGGTGCATTTTTCCGAGTGTCTGCGCTAATCTTGCCCTCTTGCCAAGGGTTCCGCCCTTCTCGGCGGCAGCATTAAGTTTTGCAGCCGGAATCTTTTCACCCTCTGGTATGCCGAGTTGCTTATGTAGCGCACCAGGATGTTTGATCGCTTTTTGTATCCATTTCTTTGCCATACTATTTATTCTCCTGAGATTTCTTTCGTCTTACCAACTCCGAGTTTACATATCCGTTAGACGGATACGCATCTTTCAGAATCGCTAAATCATCGTCAGATGTTTTCCTGAGTTCGTCTGCCATGTTTTGATTATATTGATTCTGAGAACCAGAACTTAATTTACCCTTGAACCACTCTAAAATGCTTGCCATATTATTTTGACCTCCGGCCACCTAAAACGGTGTGTGATTTCTTTGCTCGTTCTGGAAGGTCTTTGCCCTTGCTTTCACTAAGGTGTGCCTCAACCTCCGCAGACGTAATGGATTTTGGTCTTTCCCCGGGATGACTATGCCAGTATCCAAATAGTCTTTGTTGTTTGCGTGTCGTTATCGGGGTATGCTTTCTCGTGCTTCCACCAGTACACATTATTTTTTCCTAACCTCTTTTGCAAAAATCATATAGGTCGGTTTAAATCCCTTCCTCGCCCAAAACTCTTTACGGCCAGGAACACAAACCAAACTAATTATATCTATGCCCATCTTCCACATCGTATGGGCAAAGGCTCGATAGAGCCTCGGAGCAACGCCTGTTTTCCTGTACTCCGGCGTAACGTAGATGTGTTGAGAAATACCGTAGGTCTTACCGTTAGCTGGCTCGTAAAACTTGCGGCCCTCAACAAAACCAACCAATGTACCATCAACCTCGGCAACGAGCATTACAAAATTCTTGTCACACGCCATGGAGGTATCTGTCATTCTCTCCCAGGAAAGATAATCCGGTATCGTGTCCCTACCAAACTCTTCCTTAACACCGTCAGCCCATAGGCAACTGAGATCATAAAGGTCGCCCGATTCGGCTGGCCTAATCGTTATTTTATTTGTAGTCAAATGGACTCCAATCTTTGTATGGTTGTTCTTCTGCATAGAGTCGGAATCGTTCCGGTTTAAACGGATCATACGCCATATCGTATCTTTCTTCCCTCTTCTTATCCTTACCTTCTCCCGGGTGAAGGATAGCGGCAAGCCCATGGGAAAACGCATCCCCGGGGTGAGAATACTGATCCTTTACGGGTTTGTCTTTTAAGATGAGGCCGGATGAATTTTTGTGATAATGCCAACCACCACCGAGGG